GTTGCTCAAGCGGCTATAGCGTCAGGCAACGCGCAAGCATCGCAATACATGAACACTGCTAATGCGTTGACTAACGCGCTTAATCAGGGCGTCAATATGTACGCGCAGATGCCTTATCTAAACGCGCAGACGGCCTTCTATAACAAAATGGCGGGGATTGGCTAATGGTTGACTATAGCTCTTCGCTTCCGCAGCTTCAGCAGTTTCAAGCCCCCAACCTTTTGGCTATAGCGGGCCAAGGCCAGCAGATGCAGGCTAATGCTATGCTGATGCAGGAAAAAATGCGGGGTATGGCCGAAAGCAATGCTTTGCGCGATCTGATCGGCAAAGGCGTTGACTTCACCACACCCGAAGGTCAGCGCGCTTTGCTGGCTGTCGCGCCTAATGCTGCTCCGCAACTCATCAAAACACAGCTTGAAATTGCCGGTCAACAACGCGCTAATGAAAAGGCCCTTGCTGAATTGGCGGTTAAAAAAGTTGAGTATCACCGCAGCGTCCTCCCTAATGTTAACGATCAAAATACTTGGACGGCATGGCGTACAGCCGCAATTAATGATCTTAAAGGTGCGGCATCACTAATACCGGAAGCCTATTCGCCAGAAGCTAAACAACGCGCCGCCATGTCGGCTGACCAGTTTATCGCGGCTAACAAGCCTGACATTAAAGAACAACTGACGGGAACGGGGCGTCGTTTTGTGTCGATCACGCCGCAGGGCATGACCGTTATTCCTGGCTCTGAAGTTGGCGCGGCGCCGTTAATTAAAGAACGGGAAACGGCAACAGGCAAAGAAATGGTTTCCGTCACGCCGCAGGGCGTAACGCCAATACCGGGTTCGGAAGTTAACCTTCCGCAAGGTTTTGAGTTTAAGATGGATAAAGACGGCGTTCCGTTTGCGTTGGGTAAACGCGATGGCATCCTCTATTCTATCGTCAATGGCGTTCCGGTTGTCCCCGGCACTAACACGCCTGCGCCCGGCGTAACGCTCCCCGGCGCTGCCCCTGCGGCAGCGGCTCCTGTGGCTGCTGCTCCCGCGGCTGCTGCTCCTGCGGCGGGCGCACCCGCACAGCGCGGGGCTGCGGCTACGGACATGCCGACGATCACACGGCAAATCTTTACGGGCGAAGGCACGGGCCGAAATCCGTTGTCCAGCGCTCGCGACCCGTTTCAAATGATTAACTCGACGTTTGTCGGCATGTTCCGGCAGATGTACCCCGAACAGGCGCGGGGTAAGACAGATCAAGAGATCGTCGCTATGCGGACGCCTGAACTGTCCGCGCAGATGGGTCCGGTGTTGATCCAACAGAACGCCCGCGCGCTCAGCAACGCGGGCATTACTCCGAATGCTGGCAACGTCTATCTGGCGCATTTCCTTGGTGTGAAGGGCGCGCTAGACGCATTTCGCGCTAACCCGAATACGCCTGCAATTGATGTCGTTGGTGAGGCTGCGGTAAACGCCAACCCAACGATTATGAAGGGCAAGACCATTGGCGAAGTAATTCAGTTTGCCAACAACTATATGGACCGCCAAGCGGGCTTCCCTGCTGCACGGGGCGCTGCGGCTCGCGGTCCGTTTGTGCCGAATGTTCCATCCGAAACCCCTATGTCGCCTATGGCGCCTACGGTGGCTAACGCTATGGCGCTTGGCATGGCGGGAGCTATTCCGCCGCCCGCTAACGCTATGATCGCGCCGTCCGCTCCCGTGCAGTTAAGCGCGGCGCCAATCGTTGCACCGGCACCTACAGCGCCGCCTGCACCTACGACACCAGAATTTGGCAAGAGCAAGGAAGCCAAAGGCCGCGATCAGGTTAACACCACGCTAGGTAAAATGGCTAAAGCTTATGACCGTTTGGAAGACGTGGGCGGTATCCCCAGCGAAGCCAGAAGTTTGAAACAAAACATTCCCGCCTATCTGGGCGGCACGTTTATCGGGCAGGAGCTTAGTAAGGCTGCGGCTACGAAAGCGCAAACTCAGCGTAATGACCTAATAAGCCTTGCGCGTACTTTAATTACGGACATTAAAAACTCGACCGGCATGTCGGCGCAGGAAATGAACTCCAACGTCGAACTGCAACAGATGTTGGCTGCCGTGTCTAACCCCACGCAGTCCATTGAGTCTGTGCGGGCGATCCTCCAAAACTTGAGCGAGCGCTACGGTTTGGGTCAGGAGATTAAGTTTAAGACGGCGCCTGAAGCACGCGCAGAGAGCGGTATCCCCGGTCCTCGCGCTGCTGCGTCGGCTATCCCGCCTGCGGCTGCGGCTCGTCTTAAAGCAAATCCTTCCGAAGCAGCGCAGTTTGATGCTATCTTTGGACCGGGCGCAGCAGCTAAAATTCTGGGGCGGTAAATGGCAGAAAATCCATACGCGGCGTATGCCACACCGCCGGAAGCTAACCCGTACGCGGCCTTTGCTGAAGGCGCGGCAATTAACCCTTACGCGGTGGTTGAGCCCGACACGTCGCTAACGCAGAACGTCAAAGTTGCGTCGCGGGCAGCGCTTCCGTACCCAACGGTGGCAGCTATGGGCGCGCTTGCGGGGGCACCGTTTGGTGGTCCGGTAGGTTCAGCGGCAGGTGCAGGTTTGGCTACGTTGGGCCTTGGCATTGGCGACATTGGCACGGCTGGCTACAACGTATTGGCTAACTATCTTGGTGGGCGCCGCGTTCCATTGCCATCTGAAACAATTCAAGAATTGTATGGCCGTGCAGGCATTGGTGCTGAGCCGCAGACACCAGAACAACGCATGTTGGCTAGTGCGGTTGGCGGCGCAGTGGGCGCTGGCGGTCAAGCGCGCGCGTTTAATACGTTGGCCCCAATGGTGACGGCGCCTGTTGGCCGCAACGTCATGACTACGCTGGGTCAGCAGCCAGGTCTGCAAGCATCGGCAGGCGCTGGTGGTGCAACGGTTCCTACAGCTATGCGTGAGTATGGGGATGTAACCGATCCATACGCGTTGACGGCGGGCGCTTTGGCGGGAGGCGTGCTTGGCGCTAAGGCAGGCACTGCTTTGGCAGAAAAAGGACAGACAGCCCTTAATTTGGCTGAGCGCGGCGTTGCCGCTGCGCGCGGGCAAGGAACACCTACCGCCGGTGAACTTAAATCGCGTATGCAAGCTGCGTTTACGCGCGCAGAAAACGCTGGTGCGGCTTATCGCGCCGATGCGTTTGATAGCTTTGCTGGCGATCTGACGCAAAAACTTTCCTCTAAAGGTTATTTTGCTGATAACCCGCGCTATGCCGATCTGCGTGGGCCTTTGGCGCGCATCGAAGAATTGCGTACCAATCCGCAAAGCATCAGCGAATTGCACGACCTGCGACAGCGCATCGGTAACGCGCGGACTAGCCCCGATAGAGACGTGCGGCGTCTAGCGGGCATTATGACCGACGAGTTGGACGGCTACATCGCCAACACCAAAAATGCCGTACCGGGAGCCGAAAGCGCTACGACTGAAGCAGGTAAGGCTTTGCGCGAAGGTATCTCTGAAGCGTCAAAAAAGTTTAAAAGCGACGAAATTGAGCGTTTGATTGCCCGCGCTCGCTTGTCACCGGCTGATCCGGCAGATGCTATCCGCACGCAATTTGCGTCGCTTGCCCGCAATGAAAACCGTATGCGCCGGTTTACTGAAGGCGAACAGGCAGCTATCCGTGAAGTGGCTGAAGGTAAATCTGGCTCGGCTATCCTTAGTGGCGTCAGCAAACTTGCGCCAAGTTTGGACGTACGGGGTATTTTGCGGGCAGGCGTTGCTCTTGGTCCAGGAGCCTATTCAGGTTCGCCCGAATTAATGATGGCTGGCTTGGCCGCAACTACGGTCGGCGCTGGCGCCCGCGCCGCTCGCAATACTTTGGCTGAACTTCAAGCGCGCGGGTTGGCTGGTGGTATGCGCCGCGGCGACATTGCGCCGCCAGTTGAATTTAACCGTATGCTGATGCTCTCGCCGCTGTCGCAGCAAATGCTTATTCAATCGCAACAGGGCCAATGATGGATACGCAGACAATATACAATTTTGTTGGCGGCGCGGCTATTGCGGCAGGCGGTTGGTTTGCGCGTGAGCTTTGGGGTGCGGTCAAAGAGCTTCGCAGCGACCTGCATGACATTGAGACAGAACTGCCAAAAAACTATGTCATGAAAGTTGATCTCGATAAGCGTATGGAACACATTGAGCAGATGTTCCAGCGCATCTACGACAAGCTGGACGGGAAAGCTGACAAGTGAAACCCCCCGTTAAAAAAACCACCGCTAAAAAAACCGCAGTTAAAAAAACTGTTGTTAAAAAGCCACTCGCCTCATCACCCGACCCGCAAAAACCTGCGCCATCTGGCTTCCTTGATAAGGCCATTGATGTTGTGAAGTGGGTAGACAGCCCATTCAAGTTGGCGGTCGTTATTCTTTTAGGTGCTTTTGGCTTGACCGGATACCTTGTGTATCAGAACCAAGAAAAGCTCATCAATAAGGTCATCAATCACGATACCATGCCAACCTTGGTGTCAGATGAGCGTATCGTCGGTGCGGCGCAAGCTCTTATGAGAGACCTTCGTGCTGAGACAATTATTGTTCATGAAATCAACCTATCTAGCAATGCCAGAACAACTCGCGTGGCTCTTAGCCCAGATGGCCGTCACGCTCCGCTGGAAGGCAAGAAGGGCGCATTTTTCTCAGGGTCTCCAGCCCGCAACCATGCTGCAATCTCAATGCTCAATGGCGAGGTGCTGTGTGAGACGTTTGAGCCGTCGTCAGAAGCGGGCGATTGGATCGTGTCAAGGGGCGTGACCTACGCTTGCAGGGGCTCAATTCCTCCAGAACAGGGGACGATGGTTGGCTATTTGGCCGTTGGTTTCAAAGGTCCGCCGCGTGATATAGTGGCGGTGCGAGCAAGGATTAACCAAACGACGCGCGAGCTAGCGAGGTAAATATGGACCCGCTAACAATCCTCGCTCTTGCCAAGGGCTCATACGAAGCCATTAAGACCGGCGTAAAACTTGGCAAAGAAGTCCAGAGCCTCTTTCGGGACATTTCAAACCTGATGGACTCGGCTTCCAAGCTCACACAACTTGCAGCCTCTCCTCCCAAACCCAAACTGTTTGGCAAAGAGAGTGCAGAGAAGCTTGCCATGGATGCGTTCATGGCGAAAAAAGAAGTTGAGAAGATGTTTGCAGAGGCCAAAAACCTCTTCATTTCTGAGCAGGGATTGCAGGCTTGGGATTGGGTAATGGCCGAAACCGCGAAGATCAAAAAAGAACAGAGGGCTGCTGCCGAAAAAGCCCAGAGGGAACACGAAGAGGCCATGCACGAATTGATGGTTTATGGTGCGGCGGGGCTTGTAATTCTTGTTCTTTTAGCTGGTATGTTCGTGACAATCTTCGTCGTATCTAAGTAGGAGGGGTAAATGGACATTCTCAAGACGGTTGGCCCGCTTCTTGGCCAGCTTGCGCCCACCCTTGCAACGGCTCTCGGTGGTCCGCTGGCGGGCCTTGCGGCAAAAACCTTGTCGAATGTTTTGCTGGGAAATGAAAACGGTTCCGAAACCGACATAGCCAAGGCTTTGCAGAGCGCTACGCCTGACCAGCTTGCTGCTATCAAGCAGATCGACGCCGACTTCAAGGTCCGCATGGCGGAACTGGAGATTGACCTTGAGCGGATTGCGGCAGGGGACCGTAACAGCGCGCGCAATCGCGAAATCCAGACCGGCGACCACACTCCAAAGATACTTGCTGCCGCAATCACAATTGGCTTCTTCGGCATCCTGTTTTGGATGTTTATTTACGGGGTTCCCAAGAACGGCAATGAAGCCCTTCTTCTGATGCTCGGCGCTCTCCAGACCGCATTCACGGGCGTCATCGCTTACTTTTTTGGTTCGTCGGCTGGTTCTAAAGCCAAAAATGAGCTTCTCAAAGGGGATGGAAAATGAAAGACAATTGGGAAATGGCTTTCGCTGCGGTGCTGAAGCACGAAGGCGGTTACGTAAACCATCCAAAAGACCCTGGCGGCATGACTAACCTTGGCGTGACCAAGCGGGCTTGGGAAGAGTACGTTGACCGTGACGTGACCGAAGCCGAAATGCGCGCGCTGACGCCTGAGATTGTCAAACCGTTCTACAAGACAAAATACTGGGACAAGATCAGGGGCGACGAATTACCCTCTGGCGTGGACTACGCAGCCTACGATCTGGCGGTCAACTCCGGCGTCGGGCGCGCGGCCAAGTATCTTCAGCAGATTGCGGGCGTTCCGGCTGACGGCATTATTGGCCCTAAGTCAATGGAAGCCATCCTGTCCTGCAACCCTGAAGAAACAGTTGACGCCCTGTGCGACATGCGGCTGGATTTTCTTCAGAGACTTCCGACTTGGGATACGTTCGGCAAGGGCTGGGGGCGCCGCGTTGAGGAAGTTAAGACTAAAGCGGCGGCTATGGTTTAGCCACGTCGTTAAGAATTTCGCGGCGTTCACGGGCGGCGCGCAGGATCGTATAGCGTTGGTGGAGACGGATCATTACGGTCGCACGGCGACGGTAGGCGCGCTCCTCATTCAGCAACGTCAATACTTTCTGCTCGTCTAGTTCGTTAAGAACCTCGTTTAATTCCCGCCAATTCACGCCTTTAGCTCCTCTAGCGCAATATCTGATATAGCGCGTTTGTCTTGTAACGCGCCCCAAATACGCTCGTCAATAGTTTTGTTACAGATCAACAGATAGCACCAGACTTCGCGGGTCTGACCGCCACGGTGCAGGCGCCCAACGGTCTGTTCGTATAGTTCCAGCGACCACGGCAGCGACAGGAAGATGATCTTGTTGCCGCCGTGCTGAAGGTTGAGCCCATGTCCGGCTGACTTGGGGTGGATCAGCAGCATGGAAATCTGGCCCAAGTTCCAACGATTGATGGCAGACTTGTCGTCAATCGTTTGCGCCTTGGGGAAACGGCGCTTCAATTCGGCCAGTTCTTCTTGGTAGTTATAGACGATGATGGTCGGCGCGCGCTGGTTCTCCTCCCAAATCTCTTCCAGCATGTCGAACTTGTGGCTGCTGAACCAAACGGCGTCCTGCTTTGTGTCGAACTTGCCGGGGCGGTCGCTGGCGGTTGTCTTGGTGTTGTAGACAAACCCTGACGCTAGCTGTTGCAGCTTGTTCGTCACCGCTGCGGCGTTGGCCGCAATCACCGCGTCGGTGCCCAGTTCCAGCATGAAATCGCGCTTCATCTTTTCATAGGGCGCGCGGTCGGCCATGTCGCAGCGCATTTCCAAAACGTGCAACGGCGGTAATTTGTCCGCGTAAACGCCTGGCTCCAGCACGAACGTCGCCGGTCGGATGGCTTCCATTACCTTTTCAAGCGACCCTTTAACGGGCGCCCATTCCCCAAAATCACGGTTAATGCACGCAAAATACCGTTGCAGGAACGCGCCCTTGGACCGGCCTAACAGGCTTTGGTCAATGATCTTGCACTGACCGAATACGTCCTCAAGGCCGTTGGATGTAAACGATCCGGTCAGGCCCCACCGATACTGAAACTGGTCAATTTGTTTCAGCAGCGCCTTAAACCGTTTGCCGCTGGGGTTCTTCATTCTAGTCAATTCGTCGAATACGATCCCGTCAAACTGCGCCAGATCGTCTTCGGTCAACGATTGAATGTTGTCGTAGTTTATGACGACGATGGGCGCGTCAGACGCAAACGCTGCTCGACGCGCTTTGGGCGACCCAACCGCGATGGCGATGTCAAAATCTGCCGCCCACTTAGGCTGCTCGACCGGCCACACCTCGGTGCATACGCGCTTGGGTGCTAGCACCAGCCAGCGCTTGACGTGGCCTTCAGCAATCATTTCGGTCATGGCGGTCAGCGTAATGGCCGTCTTGCCCGCGCCGACCGGCGCAAGGATCATGGCGCGGTCATGCCCGAAGAGGAAATCCGCTGCGTCTTCTTGATAAGGCCGCAGGGTCAGCGTTGTTTCGCCCATGTCTCCACCTGTTCTATAGACCACAGGCACGCATAGCGCTGGCCTAGTCGGGTCATGTCCGCAGCAAATAGCTTTTGTAGCGGGGCCAATCGCCCGCCCTTGGTCTTCAACTCAACAAACCATGTCTCGCCGTTGGGCAAGCACACGATCCGGTCAGCCACACCGCGCTGCGTGGGCGACTTGAACTTGTAGGTAATGCCGCCCATGCGGGCAACGACCCACGCCAAGTGTTTCTCGACTTCGCTTTCACTCATAAAAAATTCTCTTGCATATTCGTAAAAGATTGTCTAGCACTGATTTGTCACTCAATCAAGTAAGGTTCGACAATGGCTCAACATTCAAATATTGTAGGCGGTTCGACTGCAAAGCGCGTTATCGCTTGTCCTGGCTCTGTGGCGCTGGTGGCGCAAATGCCGCCCAAGCCGTCCAGCAAATACGCCGACACGGGCACGCTGCTTCACAACACGATTAGCGAAATTCTTGAGGGCCGTTTGACGCCAGAGGGCGCAGTCGGGCTTTATTACGAAGGCATTGTTCTCGACCAAGACCTTCTAAACAATAAACTTTTGCCTGCGCTGATGGCGTTGGACGACATCGACCCCGACAAGAAGATGGAATACGCCTGTGAAACCGTCGTTGGATTTGGAGACGTGCTACCTGACGTGTTTGGTTCTGCTGATTTGTTGGGTCGCATTGGAGATACTGCGTATGTGATTGATTGGAAGTTTGGCGACGGCGTGGCTGTGGATGTCGAGGAAAACCCACAGCTTATGTTCTACGCCGCTGCGGCCATGCGAACCAAAGAAGTGCAGTGGGTGTTCGAGGGTGCGACCAAGATCGAGTGCGTCATCGTGCAGCCACCGTATGTGAAGCGTTGGGAGACCTCGCCGCGCCGCATTCAGATGTTCGAGCATGAACTGGTTCGTGCCGTGAAGCGCGCGTTGCAACCCGATGCAGAGTTAGTGAGCGGCGACCATTGCCGTTGGTGCGCGGCCAAGCCGATCTGCCCGCTGTTGACCGGCGCCGTTGACCGTGCGTTGCGCTCGTCCGTGCAGGCGCTCGACGTGGCGTCTATCAGTGCAGCGCTTGAGGAAGCGGAACTGTTGGAGCATTGGATTGCCGACCTGCGTGCGCTCGCGTTTCAGATGCTTGAGGAAGGCGTTGCGGTGCCAGGCTACAAACTTGTCCCCAAGCGCGCGACGCGCCAGTGGGTAAACGAGACTGCGGCGCTTGACGCTCTGCGTGACTTGGGTGTAAAAGAAAATGAGTTGATGGAAACTTCCATGCTGAGCCCGGCCAAGGTTGAGAAGGTGCTGAAGAAGCACAAGCTTGAATTGCCGCGCGATCTGGTTGTTTCTGTCTCAACGGGTAACACGTTGGCACCGGAGAATGATCCCCGCCCAGCGGTGTTGCAAATTGGGAAGCAGTTATCTGCGGCCCTTGGTAAACTGGTCTAACCTTGAAAGGGTAAAGTCATGTCAAATCTGGTAAACTTTGCAGGCGCAAATCTTCCGACCGTTCAGTCGCTTTCGCAGGCGCTGCGTTCTATTGAGGCCGACGTTGGTCCCGCTGGAACGGTCATCATCAAAATGGACAAGACCGGGCATTGGGTGTTCGGGGCCGATCAGACCGAAGTGGAAGATGATGCCACTTGGGCGATCAACCCGTTTAGCTTCGTGCATGGCTACATCTGCTGGGGTGATGGCGAAGTGCTTGGCGAGAAGATGGTCCCGGTGTCCTCGCCGTTGCCTGAACTCGATCCTGCCCCGCCGCAGGCAAAGCGCGGTTGGGAAACGCAGGTCGGCATGTCACTGAAGTGCATGTCGGGCGAAGATAAGGACATGGAAGCGCGTTATTCGGTGACTTCGGTCGGCGGTAAGCGCGCGGTTCAAGCTCTGGCGCTCGCTATTGCGACGCAAGTGGAGAAGGACCAATCCAAGCCTGTGCCGATTGTAAAACTCAAGAAAGAGCATTACAATCACAAGTCCTATGGCCGCATCTATACGCCCGTGTTCGAGATAATCGAATGGGTTGGCATGGATGGCGGCGCTGAAGCAGCCGACGCCCCTCCCGCTGCTCCAGAGGAAGCTCCCACAGACTCGCGTCGCCGTCGTCGCAGCGCGTAAGGGAGTGTGAAAGCGGGCGGCGGCTAGTCCCCTTGTCGTCGCCCGCGAGTAACAGGGGTGTATCATGCGAATTTTAGTGGGCTGTGAATACAGCGGTATTGTTCGACGCGCTTTTGCGGCGATAGGCCATGATGCTTGGTCTTGTGATTTTCTTCCCGCGGAAGATGGAAGCAATAAGCATTTTATTGGCGACGTTAGAAACTATCTCGATCTTAATTGGGATTTGCTGGCGGTTATGCACCCGCCATGCACCCGATTGTGTAATTCTGGCGTTCGTTGGCTATCTGCGCCGCCAAAAGGAAAAACTTTGCCTCAGATTTGGCGTGAACTGGATGAAGCAGCAGAACTTTTTTCCGACCTTTGGAACGTAGATGAAACGCATGGGATTTCCCGCGTTTGCATCGAAAACCCGGTCATGCACAAACATGCGAAAGCACGGATAAAAAATTACTGCGATTTTTCGCAATCGGTTCAGCCGTGGCAGTTTGGGCATGGCGAATGTAAACGCACCTGTTTTTGGCTAAAAAACTTGCCTTTGTTGACGCCTACAGATGTTGTTGACGGTCGCGAACACCGCGTCCATAGAATGTCCCCCGGCCCTAATCGGTGGAAAGAGCGCAGTCGTTTCTATCCGGGTATCGCGCAAGCGATGGCCGCGCAGTGGGGGTGTTTATGACAATCCTCTGGCTCGATTTTGAGACGCGCAGTCGGTGTGACCTGCCGTCGCGTGGCGTCTACAATTACGCGCAGGACCGCTCGACGGCGGTCTTGTGCATGTCCTATGCGTTTGACGATGATGATGTCGTCACATGGACGCCTGACCAGCCATTCCCGCAACGCGTCGCGCAGCACACCGGCCAAATCCGCGCGCACAACGCGGCGTTTGAGCGGCTGATCTTTTGGTATGTGTTGTGCCCCGAATACGATCTGCCAGAGCCTAAGCTGGAGCAATTCTATTGCACGGCCACACAAGCCCGCGCCAACTGCGCGCCTGGTAGCCTTGAAGACGTAGGCCGCTTCGCTGGCGCATCCATGAAGAAAGACCACCGCGGCGGGCAGTTGATCCGTCTGTTGTCGATCCCGCAGGCCGATGGTGGCTTCCGCGAGGACGCCGCGCTTATGGCTGAGATGGTTGCCTATTGCGAGCAGGACGTGCGCGCCATGCGCGCTTTCAGCAAGGCCATGCGCGATCTGAGCGACGAAGAGCTGGCCGACTATCACGTCAACGAGCGCATCAACGACCGTGGCGTGCGCGTGGACACCGACCTGTGCCGCGCTGCGGTCGAGTATGCCAGCGTCGAATTGGAAGAGATCGAACAGACGGTTGAAGAAGTTACTGAAGGTGAGATCACCAGCGTGCGTAGTCCCAAGATGCGCCGTTGGGTTGTTGAGCGCGTCGGACCGCAAGCCCTCAAACTTATGGAGACGTGGAAAGATGGCGAGAAGAAATACTCGATTGACAAAAACACCCGTGCCAACCTTCTCGTCTTCGCAGAAGAAAACCCCGACGAAGTGCCGCCCCATGTCGCTGATGTCATACAGTGTGCCGACGATCTTTGGGCGTCGAGCGTTGCCAAGTTTCAGCGGGCAGACGCTCTTGCTGACGAAGATGATCGCCGTGTACGAGGAGCGTTTGTGTTTGCTGGAGGCTCTGCTACTGGACGTGCATCAAGCTACGGGTTGCAGGTCCACAACTTTCCTCGTAAATGCGCGAAAGAACCTGAATTAGTCCGCAACGCTATGGTGCGCGGTCACAAGATCGTGCCCGCCTACGGCAAGCGTGTGACGGACGTTCTCAAGTCCATGCTGCGTCCAGCGCTGCTGCCCGCCGATGGCAAGTATCTGATCGTGGCTGACTGGGCCGCGATTGAGGCGCGCGTCAATCCGTGGCTGTCCAAGCGGGGCGAAGACAAGCTGAGCATCTTCCGCGAAGGCGGCGACGTTTACAAGGTGAACGCATCAGCAACCTTTCGCGTGTCGGTCGATGATGTGACCAGCGACCAGCGCCAGGTTGGTAAGGTGCAGGAGCTTGCTTGCGGCTTTGCTGGTGGCGTTGGCGCGTTTGCTGCTATGGGCCGCATCTATGGTCTGTCTATGCCTGAAAGCGAAGCCAAACGAATGGTTAACGGTTGGCGCGTCGCAAATACTTGGGCCGTTCCGTTTTGGCAAGATATAGAAACGGCTTATACCCGCGCACTACGAAATAAGAACCACGAATTTACCGCTGGTCGCATTACATACTTGTTTGATGGAACGCACCTTTGGTATGCTCTGCCTTCTGGTCGTATCCTTTGCTATCCCTTCGCAAAACTTGAACCTGATGGCGTGACATACGCCAAGGCATCTTGGAAACCTGCGGCTGACGCTAAGGAATGGCCCCGTGCGCGGCTCTGGCGTGGGCTGGCGTGCGAGAATGTCACGCAAGCGACGGCCAATGACTTGTTGCGCTACTCGCTGCGGATGCTGGACGCCGAAGGGTTTAGCCCCGTGCTGCATGTTCACGACGAAATTGTTCTAGAGGACGCCGACCCTGAGCGGGCGGCAGATGCGATGCGTCGCATCATGTGTTCAACGCCGCCTTGGGGTGAAGGTCTGCCGTTGAACATCGAAGTGCATACGATGACACGTTATGGCAAATAAGGGGAAACACCATGGACTTTGTAGAGTATTTGCAAGCGCTTGCACCACAGGGCGAGACGCTGTTGATCGTGCGCCAGAAGCCGATCATGAATGGCGACAAGCCCGCGCTGCACGCTGACGGCACACCGAAATATACATGGCCCGCGCAGCTGCCGGAGCGGCGCCGCAAGGCTGACACGGCATGGTACGCCAACACCGGATCGTTCATCGTTGATCGTTTTATTGACGGCAAGCCCAGCGCAAGCGCCGCCAATTGCGAATACGTCCTGTGCATGATGCTGGATGACGTGGGCACCAAATCCAAAGTGCCGCCTCTGCCGCCCACATGGATCATGGAGACCAGCGAAGGTTCCTTTCAATGGGGCTACGGCTTCAGCGACCAGCCGACCAAGGGCGAGTTCACCGCAGCCATCAAGGCCATCGCTGACGCTGGCTACACCGACCCCGGCGCAACCAATGCCGTGCGTAACTTTCGCATCCCCGGCTCTATCAATCTCAAGCCCGGTCGCAATAGTTTTGCCGCTCGTTTGGTCGAGTTCCATCCTGAGCGCGAGTTCACGCTGCCGCAAATCTGCGAGGCGCTGGGCGTCACGCCTGCCGAAGCCGATACGGCGCGCGGCGTCTCGTTCAAACTGCGCGACACCGGCAAGGATAGCGTGCTGGAATGGATGAACGACAACGGCATGGTGCTGTCAGGCGTCAACGCCGAAGGCTGGCTGTCAGTCGTGTGCCCCAACAATGCCGAGCATACAGACGGCCAGATTTCCGCGCGCTACAAACCGCTGGACCGCTCGTTCTGCTGTTATCACGGCCATTGCGAGCATCTGGACAGCAAGGCGTTTCTCAAATGGGTCTGCGACAATGGCGGGCCCCGTGTCGTGCCAGGATTGCGTGAGGAATTGCTGGCTGAACATATGGCCATCATTGAGGAAAAGCTGACGCCGACGGAAATGTTTACCGATAATGCCGCCAAGATCATTGCCGAAGTCGAGCGCAAGGAGATGGGCCGGATCGACAAGGCGGGCTGGTATGACCGTTTCGCGTATGTTGTTGCAGATGATGCTTATTTCGATCTGATTGACCGCAAGGAAGTTAGCCGCTCTAGCTTCAACGCCGTGTTCCGTCACGTTGCGTGCCAGTCGATCCACAACGGGCGTCGCATTGAGGCGAGCGTCTGCTTTGATGAAAACCGCCAGCACATGAATGCGCGCGTCTTGCAGGGCATCACCTACGCTGCGGGCGAGAGCGTGCTGGTGGCGCGTGACGGCGACGTGTACGGCAACCGCTGGCGCGACGCGCGTCCTGACGTGGCTGGCGTGCCGCAGGGGTCCATCGACGCATGGCTGGAGCATTGCCGTGTGCTGGTGCCCGAAGCGGTCGAGTTGGAACACATCCTCGACATGATGGCCTTCAAGGTTCAGCATCCAGAGATCAAGATCAACCACGCCGTGCTGCACGGCGGGGACGAGGGTTCCGGCAAGGACACGATGTGGGCGCCGTTCATTTGGGCGGTCTGCGGGCCGCATCTCAAGAACCGTGGTTTGATCGACAACGACAGCCTGGGCGGCCAGTGGGGCTACGCGCTGGAAAGCGAAATCATCATCCTGAACGAGTTGAAGGAGCCGGAGGCCAAAGAGCGCCGCGCACTGGCTAACAAGTTGAAGCCCATCATTGCCGCGCCGCCTGAAATGCTGACAGTCAACCGCAAGGGCTTGCACCCCTATGACATGGTCAACCGCGCGTTCGTGCTGGCGTTCACCAACGATCCGGTGCCGATTACGATCCCCTCGCAAGACCGCCGTTGGTTCTGCGTCTGGTCGAAGGCGCCGCGCATGAACCCGGTCAAGGCATCGGCCATTTGGAAGTGGTACCAGGCGGGCGGCTTTGCGACCATTGGCCGGTGGCTGTTAGACCGCGACGTGAGCGCGTTCAATCCTGCCGCAGCGCCGCCGCTGACAGAGTTCAAGATGAACCTTGTCGAGCATGGCATGAGCATTGCCGAAAGCTTCTTGGTTGACATGATCCGCGCCCGCACGGGCGAGTTTGCTAGGGGCGTCATCGCTTCGCCGTTCTACGCGTTGTGTGACCGCGTGGCGTCAGCCGCGCCGTCAGGCGTCAAGGTTCCGCAGGCGGCTCTCCTGCACGCGCTCAAGGAGGCTGGCTGGGTTGACGTTGGGCGCCTAGCGTCGGCTGAGCATAGCACCAAGAAGCACGTTTACGCCGCGCCTGACATAGCGGAACGCTATACCAAGTCAGACTTGCGCCGTATGGTTGAGGAACCAACAGCGCCGAAGATCGTTAATCTGAAGAGCGCATAAAGAAAAACCCCCGCCGTGTACCAATCCGGCGGGGGTAAGTCTCAAAGGTTTATCAAGCCCGCATGTCGCGCAGCGGGTCATCTTTTGGTACGTGGCGACCAAAGGTTGCGTTGGTTGTGGCACGAATATCCTGGTTGCGCCAGCACCAGCACTCGCCATTATCCTGAAAACACACCCACACAAGGTCATGTTCTGCGCCGTAGTCGATCAACACATGCGCCAGCGCTGGGCCTTTAGGTGTGTTGACGGGCAGAGGCGGGTTAAGCTGAAGCATCTTTTTTCTCCGCTTCGACCGCCGCGAGGATTATTTCGACCAATCGCGGCTCTAGGTGTTCCATCCATTCGATTATTATCCCCTGCTCTTCGATGCGGTCGGCGGCTTCGCCGTAGAGCGTCGGTTCTGTCTTAAACTGCCATTGCGCCGCCTCGCGCAGCCGCTTCACAAGATCATCCATCTTTCTTCTCCCTTAGTGCGGCGCGAGCCATATGGCCGATCAGGTTTGCTGTGCCGTCATAATCCGTAAGGCGACTAATTTCCCGCAGCGCCGCTTCTAGTTTCTCAATGCGGTCGGCGGCTTCGGCACCAATAGCTAGATCAACATTCAGGCATTGCGTCAGCTCGCGCAGCCGCTTCACAAGATCGTCGGTCATTCCGGCCATCTCCCATGCAAAAGTTTTAGTGCAA